GGATGGGGGCGGCGGCGGCAGAGCCGGCAGGGGTTCGGGGAGCCCCGACATCAGTGCGAGGGTTGCAGGCGAAAAATGTCGCGCCATGATCGCCCCGCGCAGCCGCAGGAGGTCGCGGGCAAACCGCGCCACGTCCTTTTGCGCTCGGGTGATGCGCCGGGTCGCGAATTGCGTCTTGAGCTGCTGGGCGCCCAAGGTCTCGGTTGGGTTGGTCTCGCCGCGCAGAATGTCGGCGATGCCGGTCGTCTGGTAGATGATCCGCAGGATGCGCTCGCGGGCGTCGTAGAGCTGGATCAGAACGCGGGCGATCTGCTCCACCGGCAGCCATTGGATCAGCCCGTTGAGCCCGCCCTTGTCGCCGGCGAACCCCGCCCAATCCTCGACCGGGATCAATTTGTTCTCGCTACCGTCGTCGACCAGCTGCTGCAACACCGCCTTTTCCGAGCCGGCATAGACGCCGGCGACCTTGAGCGCCCGCACCAGGCGGTCGATGCGGCTCGTCAGGTTGTCGAGCTCGACCGCCTGGTCCTGGTACTCGATATAGTCGGCGATCGGCACCCGCTGCTCGTTCGAGGTCGTCGCTCTCAGACACTGCGGCGACGGGAAAAAGCCCGGAACCTCCAGCGGGTCATCCTTCTCGTCGAGCACTCCGTCCTTGTAGCCCTTAGCCCACCACACGGCTTTCTTTTGCTTTTTGTCCCAAATTTCCCAAACAATCGCCTTTTTGAAAGCATCGGTCAGCGGACCCTGCTCGTAATCGGTGGTTTTTACTCCATGCGGCGTGTAATCGAGATTGCAGGCCTCGCCTTTTTCCTTGCCGAACCGGTCGACGAGCTCGCGCCGCGTCAAATAGCTGCGATAGGCCTTCCACCAGATCTCGGTCTCGGTTCTTGCCGGAGTTTCGCGGTAATCTTCCCAAAACACGTAGCGCAATGGCGCCCGCTCGGCGACCACCGGCTGAAAGGTCGGGATCTCGCCGTCCTCGTCGGGCTCGCCGTCGGGGTCGTCCTCGGGCTCGCCCAATTCGTACTCGTAGAACACCCGCGCCACCCCGCGGCCCGGCAACAGCCGGTCCTCGACCACCCCCTTCATCACGTCGTCGAGCTCCTCGACATCGTCCTCCCAGGCGAGTGCCCGTTCGAGGATATTGGCGCCCAAAGTAGCCGCCGGGTCGGCCGTGTCTTTGTGGCGGCGGGCGACATCGGGTTTAGGTATTCGCCCATATAAAACCGGCTTCAATACTTCAACATTACTCCATAAGATATTATATTTCGCGGTGCGGCCCTCGTTGGCGTCGCGCTCGTCGCGGTAGCGCTTGACGAGCTTGCGGCCGCGCTCGATCCAGTCGCGATCTTCCTTTTCGGCGAGGTCGAGCTCCATGTCCCAGAATTTCCAGACCGCCTGCGGGCCCTCGCCGAGATCGTCACGATCCTCGATCGCCGCGACCGTGCCAAACGTCTGGTCTTCAGCCATCTAGATCCTTCCCGAGCGCCCGTCGAGCCGCAGGATCGCATCGCGCGTGGTGTGCTGCCATTGCCAGTCCATCGGCATTTGCACGCCCGCAACCATGGTCCGCGGATCCAATGGCATCGGCGTCAGCGCCGGTTTGGAGCCGGGCATCATCTCGTCGAGCATCCGCCCGATCAGACTGAAGGCGTCGATTTGATCGTCATAGGTCCCGGCCGGAAAGCGCAACAATTCATGGACAAAATCCATGACCCAGGGGGCATGGCGCGGAAGGTAGACCTTGCCCATCCCGGCGCGGCCGCGGATCGCCTGGGCGCGCGCCGCCTTGTCGGTCGAGCTCGCGAATTGCCGGCGGACCGCATAGATCTTGCGCTCCAATTGGCGCTTGGTGATGAACGGGCCGACCGAATTCTTAATCTGCCCGGCCTCCTCGGCCCAGGTGATGGTTTTCCACCGCGCCATCATGTCCAAGAGCGGGTCGATCCACTGATCGGGCGAGACCTGGGCGCGGTAGAGGTCGAGCAGGTAGAGATCGGCGTTCGGATCGAGCCCAACGACCAGATGCACGGTGAAATCGCCGCCCGCCTGCTTGGTCGCGTAGTCCGAGGCGCCGTAGGTGCGCAATTGCTCGCGCGGCGGCGGCTGGTCGTACCATTTGAGCCAGTCTGACTTGAAATAATCACCCGATTCCGGCACCGGCCGCTGCATGTAGAGCGCCGACCAGTTGCGCACGTCACGCTGGGCGATGGCGATCATCTCGTCGGTGAACCATTCGGGCCAGAGTTTCTCGCCGGGGGCCCGGCCCAACGGATCATCGGCCTCGGCCAGCATCGGCAGGTTGACGATCTCCCACTGCTCGCCGCCGCTCTTGGCCTCTTCGAGCAGCCGGCCGGCGAGGTCGTCGTCGTGCCACCGGGTCATGATCAGGATGATCGCCGCCCCCGGTAACAACCGGGTCCAGAAATCCGACTTGTACCAGTCCCACACATGCTGTCGGACCGTCGCCGAATCGGCGTCGGCGCGGCCCTTGACCGGATCGTCGATGATGCCGAGCGCGCAGCGCCGCCCGGTGACGCTGGCGTCGACCCCGACCGCGAAATACTCGCCCCCGCGGGCGGTTTCCCAGCGGCCGGCGGCGCCGCTGTCGCCCGACAGCCCAAAGCCAAAGGTTTCGCGGAAGAGCGGACCGCCGACGATGTTGCGGACACGCCGGCCAAAGCGCTCGGCGAGCTCTTTGGAGTGCGAGGCGGCGATCACCGGCATCGCCGGGTGGTTGCCCATGAACCACGGCGGGAACAGCACGCTCGCATAGGTGCTTTTGGCCGAGCCTGGCGGCAAAAACAGCATCAGGCGCTTGATTTCGCCGCACGCGACCGCTTCGAGCTTGGCAATGATCAGCTCGTGGTGCTTGGCGGGCTCGATATCCGGCATCGTCACCCGGATGAACTGCGTCAGCGAGGCCCGCGCCGCCGCGCGCGAGGCCTCGGCCTCGTCTTCGGCCGCACCAGCGGTGATTTCGGCGTCGACATAGCGCCTGACCCAATCGGGATCCTCCTCGGCCGCCAATTTGACGTAGGAGAACCCGCGCGCCTTCAGATTTTCGACGTTTTCGGCGTTGTGCGCCCGTCCCGAGGGCTGCCGGAAGAGCTCGACGTCGGGGCGGATCAGCAGCCAGTGCCCGGGCGGCGGCATCCGGCTGGTGGCGATAATGCCGCGCCACTGGCAGCCGCCGTCGAGCCCGCCCGGATAGCGCCCGGCGATCAGTCGAGCGTCGTCGAGGATCGCCTCAGAGAGATTGCGGGCGTCGTCGAGCCACACTGCCGAGGCTTCGAGATTGGGGAAGCGGCGCCGATCGACGGCGTCCTCCATCGCCAGAAAGTCGACCTCCAGATGCCGCGCCACCCCGTCGCCAAGGTCATAGAGGTAGGTCCAGCGATGCTTGCGCTCGTCATAGCGCCCATCCTGCGTCCAGTGCTGCACCGTCCGCACGGTCTGTGCGGCGAGCTCGTCGCGCGATTGCCGAACCACGACCCAGCGCCAGGCGCGCTGCCGGCGGTAGCGGACGGCGCGCTGGATGATGTCGTACACCGCCGCGGACTTGCGCCCGGCATAGACCGGGCCCACGAGCGCGCGCAGGCGATGGTCGGATTTGAGAAAGGCGGCGAGTTGCGCACCGGGCGGGCTATAGCTGACTGTCGCCATGCCATCCCCGGTAGATTGGAATCAATCTAACCGATCGATCCCGATTTGTTCGGATGCTCTACGGACCGCGACCAACGTATGACAAAAGTTTGACTGCTGGGGCCCCAGCCCCGTCAACTAAAAAAAATAGGAACGGAGAATTCCCAAATCCGCCAACAAGATGCCCGAGGCTTGCTTGCGGTGTAGTTGGGCGATGACCGACCACCGCGCGAGCGACATCTCGCAGCCGAGGACATACCACGCGCAGCTGGCAGCGAGGGTCTGACCGCCGAGCGCATCAAGCGCCCCCCTGACCTGCAGACGCGCCGCCTCGTCGCCAAAGATCTCGACCCGATGACCATTGCCGGCGAGGATCACCGGCAACCTAGTCGTGTCCGCGGCATATAACCGGTCTAGCATAGCGAGACGAAAATATCGGTGGAATTTGTCTCCAGCCCGCTTTTCCTTATCAGTGATTGTCCCCTCGCGCACCATGCAGGACAAAGTGTCGAGCCCCTTGAGCGGGCGCGCCAGGTCCTCGTTGGCATCGCGAATCGGCGCCGCCAGACGCTCGATCGGCCCGTGGGTGTAACGCTCGCGCGTCGGCAGCAATTCGACAACATCTCGACCTCGGCCACGCCTGGCCTTTGGCATCTTCCCCCTCCATGATTATCGTGCCGCGATGGCAGCACTTGTGACACTCGAAATTTTGGCCGGCGACATCGCATTGCTGCGCGACGAATTGCGCGCCGTGCTGGAGACGCTACTACGGCTCGATAACCAGGTCGCGCAGCTGGAGGCGCGCCTGATCGCGATCCGCGACGAAAACCAGGATGTCGCCTCCCAGCTGCGCGACATGCGCAGCGAGCTCCTCGCTCGGAACCGGGCGATCGGCGGCCGCCTCGACCGGCTGGAGCCGCTGGCGGCGGCTAGCCCGGCCGGGCGCTGAGCACGGCGACCAGTATCAGTAGTGCCGCGGTGGCCAGCAGCACGCCGGCGCCGAACAAGAAGGCCGAGAGAAACTGCCAGCGCACCAGGCGGCCGAGAAGACCGCCGAACCGGCCGAGCTCGGTGTTGAGGGTGGTCTGAGATCCCGCCACCCGTGCGGTGTTGTCGAGGACCTGGGAGATGTCCGTGCGCGACGGCAGCCGCTGGATCTCGACCAGAACCTCGCCCATCGCCCGGTCGAGCCCGTCGAGGCGGGTGGTGATGGCGAGGGTTTCGGTGACAATCCCTTCGAAGGCCTTAAGGCGGCTTTCGAGCGCCTCGATCTTGTCTTCGACGGCCTTGACCACATCAGCAACACCCTGGCGGCTGGCCGCGCCCTGCAGACTCAGCCCCAGCCCAGCCAACCCCTGCTCGATCATCGCCAGCCGCTGCAGCGGAGAAGGGCTATCCATCGTCACCGGTGCCCGCCAGTCGCCAGCCTCCTCGGTGAGCCGCCCACCATCCCCCGATGTCCCCAACTTGGTCATGCTAACCTCATGATTTTAAAATTTTTTCCGAAACAGCGCGGCGCAACGGTGGCGCCCGCATTAGCGAGGCCGGCGGCCTCGCGGCCTCGACCCGGGGGGGGGTAAATCAATCCATGGTAGGTCAATCCATGGTAGGTCATTGCCATGGTCACCATCATATCCTGTGGCTCGCAGCAATGGAGATGCCCTGCCATGGCATTCCTCAGGGCAGGGTCCGGCGCCGTCGCGGCTGCGCCCAGCATGCCCGTCGAGGAAGCACCGGCAGAGCATCGCGGCGCTATGGCAAAACGCCGTAGACACCCGACGAAAGGGTGTCAACAATGGCTCTGGCACTGCGCTTTCCTGGGGTGCGGGGTGTGGTGTGGGGCGATTGGCTGCACGATTTCATGGCTCTGGCTCGTCCTCAACCTCGTCGGCACCGACTACATCGATGACCTCGCCGGCCAATTCCAATCGCGATGGAATACCACTTTTAGGATCGCCGGGCGGAACTATCTCAACCGCAGATAAGCGGGGGTGCAAAAAAGGTAAAACGACCTCTAAACACTTAACTTTGAGTAGAACCGCCTCATGCGTCGAGCATTGAACCGACTTAGCGAGCTCGATCACCGAGATGTTGCCTAATGCAAGCAGAGTCTCTAGTGGTGACGGATATTTGCCGCTGGTCAGCAAGTGATCGATCCATTCTTGCGTGCGGCGTCCTCGACCACGTTGACCAGGCCTCGGCGCGACGATCTGCTGACCATTATTGATCGGCGGCAGACCGAGGAGGTCGAGCTGCTCGGGCTCCGGCGCCGGCCGGGCGGCCTGATCTTTCAGGGCGAGGCCCGCAGCGGTCGCCAAGCCGGTCTGTGGATCGGTGCCAGACATCAGATGCCCCTCAAAAAGCTCCTTTCCGGTCGCGGTCCCGGGCCAACGTGGTCGAGGACGCAGAACGCAACCGTTACGAGCAGTAGCCCAGGCGACACAGTTTGATCAGACAACTCCGACAGCAAAAACAGTTTAGACCGTTCATGCGTGTATGCGCGCGCGCGCACATGCGATCAGTCCCAACCGATTCTGCTGTCGGAATTGGCTGGTCAAACTGTGCTAACACCTGTAACACAACCTCAGGATGCCACAGATCACAAATCAAGATTAGCCTGACGACCACGCAAGGCAATGCCGAAAAGGTTGGCAACCATTACGAGCAAGTGACTCCAGTAACACAGTTTCACTGGTGTTGCATAGTGTGTCGACATCCTCGGACACAACCTTCACAGATCAAGATTAGCCTGACGACCACGCAAGACAATACCAAAAAAACCCCGCAACCCATCGCTACGCCGGCCGCGCTGGGCCGAGGGCGCCGCGATCTCCAGCCGGTCGAGAAAGGTGCGTTCACTCGGCACAAATCCGCGATGCTCATACCAATTGCGAAAGTCGCGATAAAGCTCGCGCGAGGGCGTGAAGAAATCGGCAATATTGAGCGGATCACTAATCACACACCGCTCGTCAAGCCACTGGCCCAGCGAATCCTCCAGTTCGAAATAGGCTGCGGTCGCCCCGGTCACGATCGCCGGCGGCTGCAGACCATAGCGCTGCCACAACAAGCAACCCTCCACCGCCCAGGCAGTAATACCACCAAGCTCAGCGCGGAATTTGTCGATTAGGTGTGGATCGATGCGCGGTGGTTTGTGGGTGAACGGCAACAAGTGCATGCGGCGGCGCATCGCGTCATCTACCCCCGTCAGTCGCGGCCGAAAGTTGCCCGCAAAGAGCAGGAGGAACTGAGGCACATACTCAAAAAAGTCCCCGCGCATGAAGCGGGCGCTGACCCGGTCGCGTCCGGTCAGCATCGTCAACCGCTGCTGATCCCAGCGTCGGCCCTCCTCGGTCTCGGCTGCAGTGACCAACCGCCGGCCAACCAATCCCGCGAGATCGGTCGGGTGACGATCAACCTTGGAGACAATAAAAGTGTCCATCGCCGCCGCGGTCCCATAGTCGCCATGCAACAGCCGTAGGGTCTCGACAAATTTTGATTTGCCGGTGTTCGACGGCCCATAGACGAACGCAAAGATTTCTTCAGACCGCATCCCGGTCAGAGAATAACCGACCAGCCTCTGGAGGTAGTCGGCATAGTCCTGACTGCCGGCGCTCACCTGTTTGATAAACAATTTCCATTGCGGACAATCGCCATAGGGCGCAGCTCCGGCCATTTTCATACATAATTGCGCGCGGTCGTGCGGCATCAATTCGCCGCTGCGCAGATTGACCAAACCGCCCGGTGAATTGATGACCCAGGGGTCAGCGTCAAAGTGTTCGATCGGCGTGGCGACGCGCGGGTCGGAGCGGGCGATGCGCTCGACCGCGTAGATGCTCTTGGCGCTGCTGATGTTACGCCGCGTGTTGGTGGTCAGCTGGACATTTTGAGCCGTCTTGCGACACACCATGCGTGCGAGATTGAGAATTCCCAATACATTGTCATTGCGCCAGCATTGGCCATCGAGAAAATGGTACCAGCGGTCGTCGCTGACGTAGCGCCAATTGCCATCGAGATCGGCGGTGACCAATATGTTGGCCATCGCCTCTTCCGAGGCAAAAACCGGCGCCTCGTCGCTGGCGCCGCCGCTGCCGCCGGCCGGCGGTCCGCCGCCGCGATATTCCTGCTGATCATCAGGCCGCAAGGCGCGCCCATCCTGCGCAACCAATACCAGACGCGTCGGCTGTTGCGGCCGTTCGCTGCTGTCTTGCTCATCGATCATCCCCTTCCCCTTTCCCCCAATCAGCCCAGGCAATCTCAAATTTTTCGGCGCGGCACCAGACCGCGAGCTCGTTCCAATCCTTGACAAAGATCGGCGGTTTAACGACGCGGACCTCGCGGCCATCATCGAGCCAGCGTTTGACGACCTTGCGCAATAGCCGCTCGGCGTCCGAACCGCCGGCGGCGGGATAGCGATCGTTCTGCGCGAGGATCACCAATGTCCGCACCTGCGCGGGCAATTGGAGAGCCATCATCGATGACAAGGCGACCGCACAGACAGCTCGCCAGGCCGAGCGGTTGAGCACCCCCGAGAGCGTGTCCTCGATGCCCTCGCCGACCATCAGGACCTCGCCCTCGGGCATTTGCGACCAGGCTTTGTTCGAGGCGCCTCTCCACAACGGGATGCAGCCGCCGGCGTAGGCTCCGATCGTGCGCTTGGCACCACCATCGGGGATCGGCGCCTTGGTCACCCCAAACGAATCACGCTCCAGCCAAGTGCAATGCACCGCGGTCATCGCACCATCGGGGGTCACGATCGCCGCCACCATGGCGGGCCAGCGCCGCCTGGTCTGACTGTTCCACAGACCTGGGTGATAGCGCAGCGCGCGCGGGGCGCGGCCGAGCTGGGCGAGCTCGATGCCGCGCTTCTGCAGATAGCGGTCGACCGGGTCGCCGCGTTCGAGCCGCCGCGCTTCCAGCCAAATGCGCTTGATCGAGCGAGCATAGCTGTCGTTGTTCGATTTATGTTCAGGGGCTTTTTGCGCTTTTTGCGCACTGCTCTCGCGCTCCGGCATCCGCAGCCAGTCGCGCGCCCAGGCAAAGGCCGCGCGCTTGTTGCCGTCGAACTTGACCTGGGCGACCAGGTCGAGGCCGTCGCCACCGATGCCGGCGGCATAATCGAACCAGCGGCCGCGCTTGTGACCACGGAGCTCGACCGCGAGCGACTGACCCTCCTCGCCGGCGAGCGAGCCGACGCGCCACCAGCGCCGGCCTTCGAGGCGACCGCGCGGCAGCAGGTCCTCGGCCAATTGGTCGATGCGCTCGTTTAGCCGGCGCGCGACCTCACGGTATTCATCGCTGAGGCTCGGCATCGACCAGCTTAGGATCCAAAAACCAGTCCGGGATAGTCAAGCACATCCCGCAACGGTTACCGCTCCACGCCGCACTACCCGGCGGGAACGAGAAGATCAGCCGCCCGCAATCGAGACAAATTCGCCGCCATGCCACGCCACGCCCCGCCACGCCACGCCTAGCCACGCCTAGCCACGCCTCGCCTGCCACGCCGCGCCACGCCTAGC